CCGAAAAGGTTTCAAAAAAAGAAGGCGCCGGATCGTTATCCAGCGCCTACCTAACCTAAACCAAAACTTCTTTTGTTGTTTATTTCATTTATTATTGCTGTTTGCTCTGTTGCAGTAAATGTTTTTCTTAATGTAGAAATAATTTCGTTTGCTTTCCAACCATTATTAATTGTACTGCTAAGTGATATAGGGCCAGTAGAAGTACTTAGTCCACTTGATAATTGGCCATTGTTATCTATCTTTGTAAGTCTTACCCACTTATAATCTGCAATATTAGTAGGGTCTACAAACTTAACAAAATTATTTTCTTTAAACATTGCTGTTTCTACAGTAGTATTAATTAATACACTTGTAGTTGTTACACCACTTGCTAATGTTGTTTCTGTAATATATCCAGTTGCACCAGTTGTTTTAACCGGAAGTGTTGCCCAATTAATTGTTCTGCCACTTGTATCAAATGTTGCAGGTGTACTTGCTACAACACCCTTTCTAAATTTGTTGTATATAAAATTACTTAAAGATTGTTTCTTTAAATATAAAGGTAATACACTATTAACTATTTCCGTTGCAGTATTATTCTCATTAATTGTAAAGTTTTCTGAACTGTTATTATCGTCTGCATATACAACACCATCTTCGGCATAAGATTCTATACTTTGGAAAGTTCCAGTAGGATCAGTGATATCAATGTATCTACTATGGCCAGCATGTGTTCTATTTGTGGCTTTTAGTTTTTTAATATTTGCTGATTGGCTTTGTGGGAATGTTTGATAGTCCTGAGCACTTACCATTCTGTTTTGTGTATAGAATGTTTGCGGTGCGTTTGCTTTTACTGTTGCTAATGTTTCGCCTGGCAAACTATTATTTACAGCAGATTTTAAACCAAAAGTAAGGGTTAAATTATGATCCTGGCCAGTTGCATTTTCGTAAGGTACAATAACACTTAAATTTGTTGCATCGTCAGGCTGTATGGAATATTGCTCCGCATCACTGGTTCTGTACCATACCCTAAATACGCCATTTGGTATATTACCAAAATTGCCGTCTGGGAATCTAATTCTTATTCCATCATTATTTAAATTTTCTACAGAATATAGATTTCTTGTGCCTAATGTTTGGCTATTATAATTTAATGTTTGTCCTACAGTATTTGGTATCTTTGTCCACTGATTAAGTATAGTACCACCTGTAGTGATTTCCTGAACGTATACATCTGTTTCATTTATATTTTGTATACTTATATCTTGCGTTCTACTTACAACAGGTGTTGTAAAGTCAAAGTCTTGAAATGCTAGTGTACATTGCTTAAATAACAAGAAGAAACATGAGTTATTACTAGCAATACCCTGCCCGTCATTTCTATAAAATAATCCAAAGTTGTTTATTGGGTCTGGTGTTTCTTCGTAAAAGAATTTACCGTCATTAAAATCACCATTTACAATTTCACATTGTCGGTTTACACCATTTGCATTAATACTAAATGTGTGTGCTATAGGACTGCCTATAACAGAATTTAATAAATATTTTTCTGTATTAATATTTGCAATTTTACCTGTCTTTACAGGTGCAGTAAATCTGTTTGTACTGCTCATTGCTGAATTTAAAATTGTTATAAATTGTTCGTAACTGTTAGGGTTATTTGCGTCGTCCCAAAATACTTTAGTGTTACTTAACTGTGTGCCTTCACTATCAGTTAGTGCCTCTGTGGTAGCAACTGCTGACAGTTTCATTAATCCACTTGCAGGAACATTTCTTTTAGGATTATATCCTAACATTCTTGCTAACTTAAATACTGAGTCTCTTCTTTCTGCTGTTTCCAAAAAGTTTTCTCTTGTATTAACATCCATTCTAAATGCAATACTTGTACTTAAAAATGCAAGTAGTTCTAATATTGCTATGAATTCTGAACTCTCAGTATAGTCATTGAAGTTTTCAGGAAAGTTTGTTCTTATATATTCAACAAGTGCTGATCTTATTGAGTCGAAATCATATGCTTGGAAGTCTACTTGACTAAAAACCTTGTATGCAATTTTCCAATCTTCCGCCGCAAATAAATTATTTTGTCTATTAACTGTTGCCATTATGCGTTGTCCGTACTATTTGTGACATATTCTAAAAACAGGGAATCTTCACTATTAAGCAGTTTGTATTTTATTTTTACTTCTGCTTGAATTGTATGATCTAATATCAGTAGTGTTGTATCCTGATGCTCTACCCTAGGGTCACTATTAACGATTCTTTCTATATCGTCTTTTATAATTTCTTGTGTTCTAGGATCTTCTGGTTCCATCAAGTAATCCCATATAACACTTCCAAATGTTGGTCTCATTATTCTCTCGCCTATTCTAGTATAGAAATGATTAAGTAGATCTCTCTTTACAAGATCTGCATCAGTAAGGGTATATGGAGCCCTAACTTTATCAACTGTACTAAATCCTTTAAATAATGTTGCCATGCAAGTATTTATCATTTTCATTATAACAAGTTTTAATTAATAGTTGACAAATTATAATTTTAGTGTATTATATAAAGATGAATAAAGTTATCTACCTACACGGTGCAAATGCAAGTCCAGAAAACTTCAATTATTACACATTGAAGTTGCCTAAACACGATTTCCTTGCTCCTGCCTATGATATGGAAGATGATCCATTTGATATTGTAGAAATATTAAGAATTAAAAAAGAAAGAGAGTTTGGTAAAGAACCTCTTGTGATTATCGGTCATAGTTTTGGTGGTTTAATTGCTAGTTGGTATGCTAGTGTATATCCTAAAAGAGTAAAACATTTAATTACTATTGCAACACCATGGGAAGGAACTCCAGTAGCAAGAATATTTGGTATGTTTTTTAAGGGAAAAGTATTTCAAAATACTAGACCTGGTGCCGAGGTGTTATCTTTATTACAAGAAAAAAACTTTAATGGCAAACATACAAATATAATTTGTACTAGGGGGTCTAACCCAGTTGCAGGTTTAGGTGGTAAAGCAAATGATGGAATGATATCTTGCGATAGTCAGGGTGCTACTCCGCCAGGTTTTAAAAACACTCAAAATGTTACTATAGAAGCAGGCCATAGTGAAGTTTTGTTAAATAATACTGTAACAGAAATGTTGCAAAAAATAATTTTTGAGGAATAAAAAATGGCAGAGACTTTATTAAATGATACCCTTGAAGAACAACTTAGATGTATGCTTGTTGATAAGAACAACGAATGTGCAAATTTAAGAGCAAAGATAAAATTACTAGAAGAAAACATAGCAATTGAACAGGAACAAAAATACAGAGCGTTAGTTGAGGTTGCTGATCTTAAAAAGGTTTTGAGGTCTTAATTAATCTTCTATTAGATTAATAAAGCCCATTTCTACATATTTGCTTTGTTTTGCAGATACTAATTGGCTTCGTAATTGCCTAAATGATAAGTTCTTATTACCATCTAATCCCATTTCTGTATGGGATAGTTTAAGCCAATCTGGGGTAGTAAATAATTCTATTTCGTATTCACGTCTTTGTATATAATCTTGCCTTACTTGTGGATCACTTTCTGCACCAACTTTTCCTACTCTCCATCTCTTCATATACATAGGCACGTCTGCATAATTACCGTCATTTAATTCAACTAGCAATTCGCTTTTTGCAAAGTTTCCTAAACCTATGTGTGTTGCAAAACTTGTTAGACCAAGTAACTGGTTTTCACTTACAGGTACTGTTACAAGTTGAGCTAACTCACGTTTTGTGTATTCTAGCTCACTCTTTAATGCTATGCTAGTACCCAATGGTCCTATGCCGTTAGATACATCAACAATTTTAATACCTGATTTTCTGTCTTGGAATATTAAACTAGGCCCATCAACTGTTAAATCAATTCCTTTTGCATTTAGTTCTTCTTTTACTCTTGTAAAGTTGTTTGAGTTAATACCCATGGAGCCCATTGGTAGTCCTGTCATATCATCTATTGCATACTTAGGATGTCCGCTTTTTAATTTATCTGCATGGGTCATTAAATCGCCATATTGATTGTAAAGACCATCTGCTTTGTTTTTTAAATCAGTAACACTTGATACTGCATTCATAACATCATTTTTTAATGATGCTACATCAAATCCATCTATGTCTAACGGTAAGTCGAATTGGTCTAAACTAAATTGTCCTAATTGGTATTCTAACTCTTTAAGTTGTTTTTGCACTCCAATTATTTTGTCACCTAATGCATTACCTGTAGGGAATCTAAAAGCAGGTATGGCTATACCCATTGCGGCCATCATGCCACTCATGTTTTGCATACTGCCTAAATTTTGTAAACTCATAGGCAAGAACTTACTAATCATGCCATCTAAATTTTCCATATTAGGTATCATATCCATAAGACCACCTATAGCATTACCTATGGCATCTCCGGCAGAATTTACCCCATTTCCAAAAGCATTTGCAATATCACTTGCTTTACCTACGGCCCCACTTGCAGGGTCTTTAAATCCGTTTCCTAACTTTGTGCCTTCAGGTGTATTTACATCTGCAGGATTTTCATCTCCTTTACTTGTCTGTCCTTTTAGTGTTTCTTTGTCTGCAGACGCATCTTCCTCTATAGAAGTTTTATCTTCTGTAGTAGGATCAACTTGTCCATGTCCTGCATAAGGTTCAGCAGTTATAAGTGTGCCAACTATCGTATTAATTTTTTGTTTCTTGCCTGGACGCTCACCACCACTTGTTAATACTGCATCTCCTTCTCTATCATATTCAGGTGGTGCACTGGGCTGATCTTCCTGATCAACACCTTCTAATGGTATTGCAGTAACCTTAAGTCCATCAAAAGCAACTGCTTTTATTTTTGCCGCAATTTCTTCACCTACAGGTGTGTTTAATCTAATCTGTCCGCCTTTTATACCAACATCAGTGTCAGAACTAATACCAACAGATAATGGTGCTGTAATTCCTATAGTTCCTGCTTTAGCACTTATATTAACCCCCATAAGGTTTGCTGATATGGCTGTGCCTAAACCACTCTCGGTTTTAATCATAGCACCAGCATTAAAATCTATGTCTCCGCCTATAGCAGATAACCGAGCATTGCGAACTGCTAATGCAGATATATCAGCCGCCGCATGTAGCATAACACTACCACCTGTTCCTTCTGTAGGCAATCCTAATTTGGATTGTTTTGTAGGCTTTTGTTCGCCTGCTATGTTGTCGCCTGCGGCTTTTATTTTAACATCATGACCTGCTTCAATAGTAACATTATGGTCTGCACGTAGGTTAAAATTCTTTTTAGCTCTAATATTAAAGTCACCTTCGCCAAACATATTGATGTTACCTAAAGCATCCATCTCAACCCATGCTTTACCATTTTG